GATACCAGACGGCACAACTTTAACATTTACTGCTGCACCTAGTTCTGGAACTGCAAATATATTTGTAAACTTTTTAGCACCACAGACTGGCACAGTTACACCAGCAGCAGAAAACAAAGGTAATTTTAAGGCAGGTGGTTTGTTTAGAACAAATGCACAAAACCTAACTGCTAACACAACAATATTAGCTACTGAAAATGCACAGGTTACAGGAACATTTACAATAGATAGTGGCGTTACTTTGACTGTCAATGATGGTGGAAGGTTGGTGGTATCGTGAGTACAATT